GGGATATTCTTTTTTGTAGTTATCGTGGTGCATCCCCATCCGCTCTGTTATGAGAAGCTCAAGGAAATCCTTCTCATCCATCTTTCCACCTCCTTCGCCAGACAGCATAAAGGAATACCGGAAAAATAGCCATACAAGGAACCACCAAAGATGCATGGCACATATTTGTGAAAGATTAAAATACCAACAAACCGCGGGAATCATAGACGGAGGCCCCTGCATCGTTCCCACAGCGGATTGCCCGGTCAAGCCCCATGATAGTGGCTATGGCCCCGTCAATCTTCTCCGTGGATTTTTCCTTGTCTGCCTTGATGTTCCCGGCCGGGTCGGTACGGATGAAGATGTTATCCATCATCCACCGCAGCACCGGATGACCGCCGTGGGCAATCTTCTGCTCCAGCGTCAGCTTCATCAGCTCTTTGGTCGGTGGGGACATATCCTTGAAGCCCTGCCCGAACGGGACCACCGTAAATCCCATGCCCTCAAGATTCTGCACCATCTGCACTGCGCCCCACCGGTCAAAGGCGATCTCCCGGATGTTGAACCGTTCCCCAAGCCGCTCAATGAATTTCTCAATGTAGCCGTAATGCACCACGTTTCCTTCCGTGGTCATCAGCTTGCCCTGCCGCTCCCACACATCGTAGGGGACATGGTCGCGCCGGACACGCAGCTCCAGCGTTTCCTCCGGTATCCAGAAGTAGGGGAGGACGCAGTATTTGTCCTCCTCATCCAGCGGAGGGAACACCAGCACGAATGCCGTGATATCCGTGGTGGAGGAAAGGTCTAAACCCCCATAGCACACACGCCCCTCCAGGTCCTCCTCGGAAACCGGAAAGGCACAGGCATCCCATTTTTCCATCGGCATCCACCGCACCGCCTGTTTTACCCACTGGTTCAGGCGGAGCTGCCGGAAGGAGTTTTCCTCTCCGGGATTCTGCTTTGCCGATTCACAGGCCGCCTTGACCTTGTCAATCCCCACCGTAATATCCAGCGATGGATTCGCTTTCTTCCACACCTTCGGGTCCGTCCAGTCGTCCGATTCCTCCGCCCCGTAAATCACAGGATAGAAGGTTGGGTCATGTTTCCTGCCCTCCAGGATGTCTTTTGCCTTCTGGTGCGTCTCATAGCAGATGGAATTGGTGTCCGTCCCTGCCGTGGTAATAAGAAAATACAGTGGCTGCATCCTGGCGTCACCGGAGCCTTTGGTCATGACATCAAACAGTTTCCGGTTGGGCTGGGTATGCAGTTCATCGAACACCACGCCGTGGATGTTAAAACCATGCTTGGAGTAGGCTTCCGCCGACAGCACCTGATAGAAGGAGTTAGTCGGCGTGTAGATGATCCGCTTCTGTGAGGCGAGTATCTTCACACGCTTATTCAGCGCCGGACACATCCGCACCATATCTGCGGCAACATCAAACACGATTGTGGCCTGCTGGCGGTCGGCAGCACAGCCGTAGACTTCCGCACGTTCTTCGCCATCCCCACAGCAGAGAAGAAGAGCAACCGCAGCGGCAAGCTCCGACTTGCCCTGTTTCTTCGGAATCTCGATGTAGGCGGTGTTAAACTGGCGGTAACCGTTAGGCTTGATGGTGCCGAAGATGTCACGAATAATCTGCTCCTGCCAGTCGATCAGTTCAAAAGGCTTTCCCGCCCAGGTGCCTTTGGTGTGGCACAGGCTTTCAATGAACATCACGGCAAAATCAGCGGCATCTTTGTCATAGCGACTGTCCTTTGCCTTGAATTTCGTAGGTTTGTATTTTTTCAGTTTCCGCATTGCCATCCGCATCACCTCCAAAAACGGCATAAAAAATGACCTGCCAGCGGCAAGCCTTAAAATCTATCAGTACGAGATACAGAAGCCTCCCGGCTTCCGTTCTCTGGAATGTTCAAATCCAAATCTTAGTTGTGTTCGTTCAGCAGGATGCAGAGTGCCAAATCTGCTTCCTCGCATGTCGGCTTCAAATCCCAGCACCTGTCATAGTTGGCAATCCACTCGCCGTCCATCTTAAGGCTCAGCTTGCTGATCCTGCCGCCGTCCAAGCCGTATTCCTCACTCGGTTCATCGTAGTGCTTGATCCAGTAATGCACCGTCTTGCGGCTGCCGTCCTTCTTAGGAATCCCAATCGTGCCTTCTGTCCACATGGTCTGCTTCTCCTTTAACCTAATTCTGCAAGTTCCGCTCTTGCCTGTTCAAGCGCCACCTGAACCAGTTCCTTGTATTTCTCTTCGTCAATCGAGCCGCTTTTAAGAGCCTCGGCAAAGATCTGAAGGTTTCTGTTCTGTGCCTCCATAATGTTGATTGCTCTTTCGTTTCTTGTGCTGATCATCGCTTTTTCCTCCGTTTTGGCTTCGTATTCCGTAGGGTTTTCCCTTTCGGTAGTACACATATTCGCTCTAAAAGCATATAATAGCAAGTTAATTCGGAGCATAAACTACACAAATATCTGCGGCAGGAATTGTGTATATCTGACACGGCCAAAAGAGCCATCCGGCTCAGTTGGTCTGCGGAAAAGCCGCCCATGTGTAATCCTCAAGGATGTATTTACCCTGATGCTCACGTTCACCGTATGCCTTACGCCTCTTCTGTCTTCATCCTGATAGCCGGGATGACCGCCGGCTCACCGGTCTGCCAGTCCGTGTATTTTGCCTTGACCTCGGTAAGTCCAGCCATCTGGAAGCCGTGCTTTGCAAACTCCGCAAGGGTCGGAATCAGGCTTGAAAAGGTGCTGCTGATAGTAAATTCGCTGATACCGTTCTCTTTCAAGGTTTTTGTAATCTCCTCAATATCGTAGTCCCAGATAACATCCTCAAAATTTATCTCTTCGTTTCCTGCTGCGATGCTGTTCCGGTAGGCCCAGAACAATGTCTGGTTGATGCCGAGGTCCTTAAGGCTTCCTGTCTGCTCTGCAATGGCTCTTTCAAAAAGTTCAATCTTCTTCATGGTGTGTACCTCCGTTTTTTTTTGTGTTTTTCCTTTCGGTAGTACACATATTCGCTCTAAAACCACATAATAGCAAGTTAATTTAAAGGAATAAACTACACAAATATCTGTAGAGAAAACTGTGCAGATTATAACCGCTCCATTGCTTTTTTCATACTGCGTTTTGCCTGTTGGCGCTCCATCTTTTTGAACGGCCGCAGATACCGTTTCCTGCGTCTGCCCCGGTGTCTGCCGGAGGATGGCATCGCCATCCCCGTGTGCAGCTCATCCCCGTATTGGTGATCCTCGATCCAACGGAGGTTCCTTCCGTATGCCTTCATGAATCCTGCCCTCCGTTCTGGCAGCGGCGGATGGTGTCAAGGATTTTTTCCTGCTCTTTCTCATCCACCCCGATGCTCTCCAGCGCCTCCCTGGTGCCACAGTCCGGGCAGAGCGGCGTTTTGCCGTCCGCCCGCGAAACTGCCGGCCTCCCGTGATAGGTCTGCCCACACCTTGGACAGACCGAAATCCTCGCAATTATGCTATCCGTGTCTTTCATTTCAATTCCTCCTTTGCCGCAGGTTTCCGGATGCCGAGCGCTTCCTCCCTGCTTCGGAACATCCTCCCTGCGGATGCGTGGCAGCGGCTGCCCCTGCTGTTCTGGAGGCAGAAGTATTTCCCGTCGAAGCCCCGCACGGTGTAGCTGCCCGTGCAGCCATTTTTCCTGTTGGTCACCATAAAGCAGGCATCACCCGTTTTCCAGCCGCCCGGAAATTCCTGTGTTCCTTCCCCGCTGTCGGCATACGCCTGCCGGAGAAATGCCTCGTCGAATCCGAAGCTACGGTATCCCTGCAGGCAGGTCTCCATGTAGAATCCGCTCGGAAGCCCAAGCGGGCGGTCCTCATGCATGATGTAGACGAAAACTTTCCGCCTGCGGATTTTGCCGGTCCTGATGCCCTTGATGGGAAGCTCCATCTCCTTTTTGTAGTAAAAAGATGGGAAGCCCTCGTAGCGGTCCAGGGCCGCCTCGTCCTCCTCCGTCACCGCCCAGGCCGCCACGGGGACGCTTGCGCCCTCCTTTGGTTCGATGGTGAGGTAGGAGCCGGTCTTGCTCCCTTTGAACAGCAGCCGGTAACCTTCCACCACCGAGGTCCCGATGATCCTTGCCCCTGGGCAGCGCATCCGCATCTGCCGGATGTTTAAGTTTGAGCCGTAAGCAATGTAGTATCTTTTTTCCATTTTCAAATCCG